GAAGTCGACGAAGGTGGCGACACCGTCAAAATTCTCACGGTCGGTGACGTGAAAATCGCCGCCTACACGAAGGACACGGACATGGCGGCTCCGGAAGCCCTCGTGGACGCTGCGTTGACGCTCGCGATTGACCAGCAGAAAGCGTTCAACTTCGCGATCGACAATATCGACACCCGCCAGGCGAACACGAACCTCATGGAGGAGGCCACGCGCCGGGCGGCCTACGGGCTGGCGAAGGACGCCGACGAATACGTGGCGAAACTGTGGAACCAGATCGCGACCGCCAACAAACTGTCGACCGCGTTCAAAAACGCCACCTCGGAAAACATCTACAAAGCGATCGTCGAATGCGGCGTCGTGCTCGACGAAACGGACACGCCGGACGATGGTCGGCGCTTCGTTGTGATCCCGCCGGCCGCCGTCGGGAACCTGCAGCAGGATCTCCGCTTCGTCGGCTACGGCACCCAGGCCAACCGCCGGCAGCTCGAAACGGGGCTGATCGGCGGCACGGCGGACTCGACCGCGGAATTCGGCTATGCGTCGGGGCTCATCGGCGAAGCCGCCGGGTTCAAGGTCTACCAGTCGAACAACGTCGTCAAAGAAGCCTCGAAATGGAAATGCATCGCCGGCCACCCGATGGGCTGGTCGTTCGTGAACAACCTCTCGAAGGTCCAGGCCTACGAACCGCCGTTGCGCTTCTCGGACGCGGTCAAGGGCCTCCACGTCTACGGCGCCAAGGTAGTGCGGCCCTCGCAGCTCGCCTACTTCACCACCGAATAAGAAAGGGAGGCGATCTAGATGGCAGCCACACTCACCAAAGCATCAGAAGTGCGCGAAGTCGCGCTGGCCGAAGGCGTCGAACTCTCGCCGACCGCGGCGCTCGTCGCCGGGACGAAAGCCGTGGCGATCAGCGCCACGGAAGGCAACAACATCGAATGGGGCAACTGGGACCGCGCGTTCCTGCTCATCGAACACACGACGGCGGCCGAAAAGGAATGCACGATCACGGCCGGCGAATCACCACCGGCCCTACGACAGGGCCTGGGCTCGCTCGTCGTGAAAATGCCCGAAAAAACGCTGTTCATGATCGCGCTGGAGTCGGGGCGCCACCTGAGCGCCGGCGGGCTCGTGAAAATCACCTGGACGGCGGCCACGACCGGCAAGATCGCGGTCGTATACATCAAGAAGAGCCAGTAGCACGATGACCGCGGAACTGACCGACCTCGCGAGCGTGCGGCAGTTCATGCAGAAGACGACCGCGGACAAACTGCAGGATGCGGATCTGGAAGTCCTCATCCTGCAGGCGTCCGAAGCGATCGAACGCCACTGCAACCGCGAGTTCGACCGCGTCGACAACACGCTGCGCAGCTTCGAGTTCCTGATGAACGGGCAGCTCGAGCTCGTCGACCTGAAGCCGTTCGAGTACCGGGTCCTGCGCGAAGTCAAGCTGGACCCAGACCTGACGCCGGTCGTGCTCAGTGCCGTCCAGTACCGCCAGTGGCCGTACCCGTCTCGGGACGGGACCTTCTTCGGCCTGCGGCTGGCAGAACTGCCGGAAACGAAAATGCCCACGGGGCTCGCGAACGATCCCGAATTCCCCTACCAGACGCGCAGGATCGACGTCAAGGCGGATTGGGGCCTGGCCGCAGTGCCGCACGAGGTGCAGCACTGCGCCAACATCACCGTCGAGTCCTGGGTGCATCTGCGCCGCGATCCCGGCCTGGGGCAGGCCGAATCCTTCCAGGAAGGCGGCACGCCGATGCGCGGTTATGACCTGCCGCCGGCCGCGTTCTACGGCCTGAAGCGCTGGGTCAGACCGACGCCCGAGGCATGACCGTCAACAACACGACGGCCCCTGCGGTCCTGGCGAGGCTGCAGACGCTGTTCACGGCCGCCACGGACCCGGCCAAGACCGAAGTCTGGGGCAATCGCCCCAACGAGGAGCACCAGCTCGCTGAGAACGTCTACATCGGCGACGTGCGCGGTGAACGCCAGTACCGGACGCTGCCGGCGATCGCCCCCAACAGCCGCGAAGAGCGCTACATCGTCACCGTCGAAGTCGAGGTCTACCGCCAGGGCACCGATGGCGCGGGCACGGAAGCGCGAGCATGGGAAATCGGCGGCCAGCTTGAAACGACGATCGCCGAACAGGGCCCCAAAGCGTTCACCGTCGGCCACGTGGACTGGGGGATCGCGACCCAGTTCACGATGACCTGTCAGGGGGCCGAGGACGGCTTCCTAGCGAAGTACACATTCGGCGTGTCGGTCACGGCACGCATCTGAACCCAAGGAGGTCACAGCGATGCCGAAACGCATCTATGTCGGCGCCCACGATGCGGTGGAGCTCGTGGTGGCCGATCAGGTTGCCAGTGTGGCAAGGGGCGGCGAGGTCGAGGTCGACGACGAGACGGCGGCCGAGATGGACCAGTCGGCGGCCTGGAGCGAGACCAAGCTGCCCGTCGAAGCCGAGGAACCCACGAAACCCGCCGCGAGCGGGAAGGAGTAGCCGCTCATGCCACTAGAAGGCACAGTTGGACTCTCAAGCGCGCTCGGGTATGTGACCGAGAGCGTCTGGGGCACCTCGGTCGCCCCGGCGGCATGGACGGAATGGCTGCCGGGCGAGTCGATGGGCCGCAAACAGAACTACGTCACCTCGAACAGCATGGGCAACAACCAGCTGTTCGCCAGGTCCACCAGGACGGCAGCAACGACCCGCAAGGCGGAAGGCGCGATCCCGATCGAGGTCCCGAACAAGGGCTTCAGCTCGTTTCTGAACCTCCTGCACGGCAAAACGGTCACGCCCAAAAAAGAAGTCGAAAACGCCTACGTCCACACGCACGAAATCGGCACCACCGATCCCTACAAAAAGTCGCTCACGGTCGTCAAGGCCGCACCGAAGGTTGAAGGTGGCACCGTGGACTCCTATTGCTACCCGGGGTTCATCCTCAACTCGATGGACTTCGCCCTGGCGACGAACGGCATCCTGCTCTGCACGCTGAACGCCAATGCCAAGGACGAGGACCAGTCGCAGTCGATCGGCACCGTCGCCTATCCGGCCTCGGTCGAAAACTACAACTTCGTGCAGTGCGTCGTCAAAATCGGCGGGGCCGAACAGAAATTCCTGCGCGACTTCAAACTGAATATCGCGAAGCCCACCGATACGAACCGGGCCTTTCTGGGCTCGGCGACGATGGCGCAGCCGCTGACGAACGCCTTCAGCACGGGGATGCTGGAACTCACGGCGGACTACTCGAACAACACGCTCTACAAAATGTTCGAAAAAAACGAAACCAAGCTGGTGGAAATCCTCTTCACAGGCGCGGTCGCCGCGGGCTCGGAAAAATTCACGCTCGAATTCAAAATCCCGGTCGCGCGCTTTGAAGGCGACAGTCCGAACGTCGAAAACCTCGGGCCGCTGGGCCAGAAAATCCCGCTCAAAATCGAATACAACGGCACCGAACCGCCGATCACGATCGTCTACAAAACTTTGGATGTCACTATTGCTTGACGTGGCGCCATAGCGATGCCGGCGCGCGTCCTGGATCAGGGCATCGTCGTCCACGGCTTCGCGCAGCTGAACGCCGCTCTGAATCGGATCGCCGGCCCCGGTGAATTTGGCCTGGAGTATGAGCTCCAGCGCCGACTGCGGGAGATCGGCAAGACCGTCGCCGAGGCCGCGCCGCGCTACGTGACGCACAGGACCGGCAGGGGCTCGGGGGAACTCGAGCACTCGGTCAAGGTCTCGGTCACCGGCCGCGCGGCGTCGGTCTACTCGACGAGCGAGTACGGCGGTGCGCAGAACGTCGGCGCCCGGCCAAAGCGCGGCTGGGGCTCGCGAGGCCCGCACATCACCCGTGCCAAAGCGTCTGGATGGATGAACAAGGCCGTCGCGGCCACGCGGCCATATGTGGAGGCGGAGATGGACGGGCTGCTCGACTGGCTCACCTTCGAGTTCGAGCGGGACGCCCACTTCTAAGGAGGCAGCATGGCGACACTGAAGATGACCCTGGACGGCGAGCAGTTCGAGATCGACCCGTCCTCGGAGAACCTGACCCTCGGCGAGTCCGAACTCATGCAACAGGAGTACGGCATGTCGGACTTCCTGGACCTGAACTTCATGAACCCGCGCCAGATGGTGGGCCTGTTCGCGATCGCCCTGAAGCGAGCGCGCCCCGAGCTCAGCGACGAGGACATCCGCACCAAAGTCAAGGGCATCAAGGTCGGCGAGGTGCTCGAGATGCTCAACAAGCAGGTTGAGGCCGCCGAAGCGCAGGCCAAGGAGAAGAATGGCGGCCCTCCTCCCGTCGCGGCCACTGGCGGGCGGGCGAACCGGCGCGCAAAGCCTGGAGCGCGCAGATCGGCCGGCTCTACGGCCTGAGACCGTGGGAGATGCAGCGGCTCACGATCGGCGAGCTGACCGACATCCAGCATGACGCCGCTCGGCAGGCACAGGAGGTGAGCTAGTGGCTCGCACGGCCGAGGTTCTCTACATAGGCGACGCCGCGTCGCTGGTGCGGGCCTCCCGAGAGGCCGCCGCTGCCACCGAGTCGGCCACGGCGAGCATCAGCAAGGCGCACGGCAGGGTCGAGGCCTCGAGCGCGAAAGCGTCGGCATCCGTCAGCAAATTCGGCAAAGACATGGCCGTCGCGGGCATCGCCGCCGCCGGCGCCGCGGTCGACATGGCACTGAAGGTCGAACACGCCGCCGGGCGCATAGCGGCCTCGAGCGGCACGTCCGTCGCCGCCGCGAAAAAGATCACCGATGCCTTCGAATCGACGCGCGGCAGCGCAATCTTCAGCGCGGCAAAGATTGGCGAAGCCTACGCCAAGGTCGCCGGCGAGCTCGGCTTTGTCGAAGGCCACGCGCTGAAATCCTCGGAAGCGATGAAGGTGATGCACGCCGCGATGGATCTCGCGGAGGCTTCCGGTGGCCAGCTGAATGAGACGACGGAAGCGCTCGGCAAAACGATGCTGGTCTTCCACCTGAGGGCGGGCCGGGCGGCGGAAGCTGCGGACGTGCTCTTCACGGCCTCGAAAAAGACCGGCAACACGATCGAAGCGACCGCCGAAGCGATCCAGAAAATCCACGGTCGTCTTGGTGTGCTCGCGCCCAGCCTGAGGGAAACGGGCGGGCTGATGGTCGAGATGGCCAGCCACGGCATCAAGGGCCGAGAAGCCCTGGCGGCGCTCAACGGCGTCTTCAACACGCTGATCGGCGGTGGCAAAAAGACCGAAGACATGCTCAAAAAACTGGGCGTCCACATCTTCGACCACAGCGGCAAATTCATCGGCCTGCGCAACGTGATCGCGCAGCTGAGCCCCGTGCTCGCCAAATACGATCAACAGTCCCAGCTCGCCGCGACCCATGCGCTGTTCGGCGCAAACGCGAACAAGAAACTGCTCGACATCATCCATGAAGGACCCGCCGCGTTCGAAAGGGCGACTCGCGCCGTGGCAAAGCACGGGGCGGCGCACCAGGCCGCCGAGGCGCACAGCAAGACCTTTGCCGGGCAGCTCGAGAAACTGAAGGCGGCCTCGGAAGACCTTGGCGCGGCGATCGGCAAAGCTCTCGTGCCGATTCTCCAAAAACTGGTCGCCGTGACAAAAACGGTTGTGGACTGGCTGAAGCACCACGAAGATGCCGCGAAGGCGCTCGCCGGCGTGATAACAACGGTGCTCGGCGCCGCGTTGACGGTCTACGCGTTCACGAAGGCTGCGCAATTCGTCAGCGCGACGAAGGACATGGTCACCGCGATGGGGCGGTTCCTGGGCTTCATCAAGACGGCGACACCTACGATAGAGGCCAGCTTTGCCTCGCAGGCGGCGGCGGCGGACCTGGCGGCAACCAACATCGGCGCGGCGGAGGCCAGAACGGTCGCTGAGGTCCAGGCCGCCAATGCGAAGATCGAGGCGTCCAATGCCGCCGCGGCGGGATCGTTCGCCTTCGGTGCTGCGGTGGGACTTGGCGCAGCTCTCTCCCAGCAGGGCGAAACCACCAGCGGCGCGGCTGTCCAGGCCCAGGCCGAAAGGGAAACCGGCAAGATTTACGGTGGCGTCTTCGCCGGCAAGGGCGCGCGCTATGCCGCCGCACCCGGCACGGGCGCATTGGGTCGGAGCATGGCGTCGCTGATGAACCTCGGGCTTGGCTACAACCCTGCGCGCGAAATCGTCAAAATCCTGCAGGCCGAATCTGGGGGCAACCTGGAAGCGGGAGCGCGCGCGAGGGGTGCCGAAGGGGCATATGGGATCGCGCAGTGGCTCGGCTCGCGCCAGTCCGAACTGCAGGCGTTCGCGCGATCCCGGCACACACCGGTGTCCAACCTGGAGACACAGCTGGAATTCCTGGTCAAGGAGTTGCGAGCCGGTCACCAGGGCGTA